AATGAGAAGCTGCTGTAGATCCATTTGCACCTCGAGTACAACCTAAAAATTGAGTTGCATTTTTACTTGTATAAGTAATTAATTCTGTTCCAATATCTATTCTTCCAGAAGTTGGAAAAGCTGAAGCTGAGTTAACTGTAATAGTTGTAACTACATCATCAATTCCACCATTTAATGTAGTTGTAGCTGCTGTTGGAATTGTTCCACCCCAATACCCAGTTCCAAATCCAAATGCTGGAGTTTGAAACGTAGGTCCAATAGAAACGTATGGAGTTGTAGTTAAAGTTCCTCCTGCTGTAACACCGGTGCCTGTCTCGTTTGATGGCATCGTAACTGTAAAAGTTCCTGATGTTGGAATTGTTTTAACTTCAAAAATATTTGTTGTAAAATCTGCTGATGTATAACTTGTAGTAGGCGCTCCTGGTGTTGTTACACTTGTAAAGATAATATAATCACCAACTTCTAATTGATGATCTGTTTTATTAATTGTAACTGTTGCTGATCCCGTTGTAGATGTATAAGTGCAAGAAGTTAGAGCTGTGCCAAGTGGAGTGATATCATAGAAAGAACCCTCATAATAAATAACTAGTAATTTTGAAGTACCAATAGCTGCATATTTTTTACCATCTAATGCTGTCCATGTATGCTGGTCACGCGCTGGACCTGCCAAGGTGCTAGAAACGAGTTGCTGGAAACCACCTATCTTTTGTGGTTCGCCATAACGAAATCTTATATTATCACCATCAATCCATTGCCCTTCGGCTCCGGTTGCAGTTTGTTGTTTATTAAATCCTGGCTTAAATTGTATCTTCTGTAAAGGCATAATTCTTACATTGTAAAATGCAAGATTATATCACGCTTTATTTAAAGAGGAAGTCTTAATTATAATCTTGGAAAATCGCCTAATGGTCTTGTTTTTGTATTAATATCGTATTTATACAAATCAGCTAGCTGCTCGACACTTGAAACTGCATTAATTAAAGCTTCCATATCATTAGATTTAGCTCTAACTGCAGATCTATAAGTTGAAATATTTGCTGGAATTGCAGCTTGTGATTCTGCATTTCTAATTACATACCAATCTGTAGATTGTAATAAACCCGCAGCTTGAGACTTGATTCTAGCTACATGAATAGATTTTAAACCTTTAGTTATAACTTGTTTTCCTTCTTGATCTAATATTGGTTGACCGTTTTGATCTACAGCATTAACATCATTTAGTGCTTTAGCAGTTGCTGGAGCATAAGACGCTGTAACTTGATCATTTGCGAATGTGAATGTTTCAGCACCATTCCAATAAAATTCTTGATCTTTTAAATTAGATGTATCGTAAATAACTTCATAAATTCCAGTAGAACCTGTAAAAAAGTCCTTACTTGAATTAGCTGCTACTACCTGATTGTTTTCTACTTTTGCGAACATAGTGTCTCCTTATAGGTTATTTTTAATCATTTGTCTACCTTGCTGTAACTGGTATTCCGCCTGATGTTACGAATGGGTTTTCTGCAAATGCCATATAAATATATCCATCAGAATAACCATTACTATCTCCATCATTACTTCTAAATTTAAAACCATTAGATAATAAATCTACTGCATTGTTAGTAGCTTCAGCAGCATTTGTGTTTGGTTGTAAAATACTATTAGTTACATTGTATGTATTTCTTTTATCATCATAAATAACCCAATTTTGTGCTCCACCACCATATCTTTTAACCAAAACAAAAGACGGAGAAAATCCTGTATATACAAATGCTCCATCAAGAGCATTATTTCCAGCATAAGAACCAAATTTAGAATATCCTTTTACTTCAGCAAAGCAGTAGGCAACATACGTGTATCCACTTCCATTAACATTTACAGTTGTTCCAAGAGAAAATACAGAAGATGTTGGTGCTGTATCATTAAAATAATTATTAGTTTCTTGAGCGGCAGTAGTATTTAACCTTAATAATTTTGTCCAACCTATGTTTGTATTTCCAACAATCCAATCAGTTGAATTACTTCTAGATTTTACAATAACCATTTTTGGTGCAACACCTAATCCATGACCAACAGTCGCATTAGCACCAGTTCCAGTATAACTTACAATACTAAATCCACTTGTTGTATTAGCTGATACTGTGCTTGTTATAGAACCAGAAGTGTTTGATGTAGTTGTGTTTGACGCTAACCAGTTCCAAGATACAAAAGTAGAACCTGAATTATTTGCACCTGTATCTGTACCTAATGTAAATCCATCACTATTAAAAGAGCTTACTCCAAATATACTGGTATCTTCGTTAGAAGTAGAGTTAGAAATAAGTCTTTTACCTGTTCCACGAACACTATCAAATAAATAATGGGAAAAAGCTACACTTCTGCCTTTTGTCCAAACCCAATCTGGTTGAAATCCAACACCAGTTATAGATAATGTAGCACCTGTTCCAGTATAAAGAACTGTATTAAAATAACTAGAACCTTTATTGATCGTTGTATATGCCATTATGCGTACTCCGCTAAGTTTTTAGTACAAAGTGCATAGTACCCTGATGGGGGTGCATATTCAAAATTTCCATAACCATTAGCATCAGCATTTCCTGAAGATATTGTAAATTGAGGAGAACCAAAATTATATTCAGAATCTCCTGGATTACCTCCTCCAAAATCTCTCATACAATGAGCTGGAATATAAGGTGTATTAGTAGTTAAATCTGTAAAAGCTGCAACTGCATTAGCAAAGGTTTGATTTGTATTTCCAGAACCATCGGCCCATGATCCATTTGTTCCAAAATAAATGGATCCATTATCTAAATTTAAAGCAACCGTAAGTATCTGATTAGCAGTTAGTCCAGCCATATAAGTTGATCCTGCACCATTACCTACTTTAACTCCATTGGCTAATTGAATACCTTTTCCACCATAAGTAGTTGCTTGAAGACCTCCTGAATTTGAAATATTAGAAAATTGTGCTAAATTAGCATTTGCTACTCCTACCTGATCTATTTCTGCATTATCAACTGCCTTTACTTCCCAATACCATTTACCAGTTGTTGGTGCTATTGTTCCTGAAGTAAAAGCATAATTAGCTGTTTGGCTTCCACCCGCAAATTGTAAATTTCCTTCTGTTAAAGTAGAATTTGTTAAAGTTGCGTTTAAAGGATTAAGAGTACAAAAATTATTAGTAGGAGTATCTGTACTCTGATCTACTGAAGTTAAATTGTTTACTGTGAAGTTATTTCCGTTTCCTGAAGAATCTGTTCCAAGTGCTGCAGAATTTGCAAACTTTAAATAGAATCCATTAGTTCCAAACGAACCTGAAAATGCTTTAGGTTGCCAGATTCCTGATGATGGGACTGAGGGATCTGTTTGACCGAATGATGATGGTGTTAGTTGTTGACCGTCAATATTATAAACTTCTGCCATATATCCATTCATAGAATAAAGATTATTAAAATCTCCAACGTATTGTGCAATAGTATTATTCCAAGCTGTATCTAAATTTTGTGACATATAAGTTGCTGTTGAAAAAGAAGTTACTTGAGAACCATTAACATAAAGTTTAACTCTATTTGATGAAGTTGCTTGTGTGGTGTCTATTGCAACAACTATATGATACCAAGCTGATACATCTCTAAAAAGTTGAGTTGAAATTAATTGCCAAGAACCATCACCAGCTTGAATATTTAATTTGTCTGTGTTATCAAATAAAATTTGAAATGAATTTCCAGCACCAACAGCATAAGCTGTTCCAATATTCATATCATAGTTATAAGTTATTTTACTTCTTTTAATCCAATAACTAATTGTATAGGTTCTTCTATTTCCAGCTGAACCTGGAGTTCTTGATAAATTATCACTTGAAGCAGAATTATATCTTAATGAGTTTGCTACGTTGTAGCCAGAAATTAGCGATCTTAAAAATCCAAATGCTCTTGCTGCTGCTGCGCCTATTGTAGATAATAAAGGCATTCTTTCTACTCCTTATTTAAATTGCGTTATTGATGCTAATACTACGTATGTTGATGCTGCTGTTTTTAATGCTGTGTATGAATACACATCTGTAGATGAAGCGTTTCCAGCTGTTGGAGCAGTTCCACCTTGCCAAATTGCTGTAACAGTTGTTCCATCAACTTGAATCACGTTGTTATAAAAAGTTGTATTCCCTTGTTTTGTAATTAATGCAACTGTTGCAGATTCACCTGTTGCTAGAGCTGCGTTTAATGCAGTGGAAGAATTTCCTCTTAAATTAACTGTAAAATTAGAACCTAAGTTAACGTTTTGATAATAAACAGCTTGTGTTAATACATCATAAGTAAATGTAGTTATATATGTAGTTGAAATTGTAGCATTTTCAAATACACCAAATATTTTAGATTCACCGTTTATTGTAATTCTTCCAAGATCACCTTTTGGAGTTAATGTTAATCCAACGTTTGTATCTCCACCTGTTGCAGAAATAACTGGGCTTGATCCAGCTGCAGCGTTAGCTATTGTAATTTCATTTGTAGCTGATGCAGTTGTTGAAAATTTAATTTGTTCATTAGCATTTTCATCTATAATTCCATATGTACTTGCAACTATAATATTTTTTGCATTTGTACTTAAGTTTGCTGCTAGTGTTGGAGTAAAATCATTAGATAATTCTCCAATATTAGAGTCTACAACATCTGTTCCATTTAAATATAGAATTTTTGTTGATTTGTCTGTTGCAGAAAAAGTAAAACCTGTTTGACCTTCAACTTTTACTGTAACAGTAAAAGCACCTACTGTGCTATTTCTAATTATGTAAACTTTATTTTTAACACCAGAAGCAGTAGTTATCGTTACTGTTCTATTTCCTGTAATTGTTCCTGTTAATTCTATGACAGCGTTTTTACCATTTGATTGTAATCCGTTTGAAAAAGTTAAATCTGTATTTCCAACACCACCTGCAATAGATATACCAGAATAACCAGCAATTGCTTGTTGAAGAATAACTAAATTTGTATTTGTAATATCACCCCATGTACCAGCGTTTTCGCCAGTTACTTGTATCTCTAGTTTGAGGTCCGTAGAATAACTTGATGCCATATTTAATTCCTTAATTAACTATTTTTATAAAATCTATGCGGCTGTGTCAATCTCTGTCCAAGTTGCATCAGTTCCGGTATTTATTTCAGTCCAGATTTGATTATTTATACTATTTAACGATATAGTCAATCCATTTCCAGTAATAGGTACTACCACAGTAGTTCCTGCAAATACTGTATTAAGTGCAATATTTAAACCTAATCCTGTAACACTTACCGGTGTTAAAGCTTCAGCTACGGCTGTTCCTTGACTAATATTTAACTGTTGACCTGTTAATGTAACATTACCAGTTCCAATAACTACTGTTCCAATAGCTAAAGAAACCGTCATTCCAATACCTGTTACAGTAGCATCAGGACTTGGGTCTACTTCACCTTCTGTTACATTTAATTGTTCTCCTGTTACTTCAGCTGTAAAGCTTACATCTACAGTTTCATCACCTAATGTAATATTTAATTGTTGACCGGTTAAATCAACATTACCTGTTCCCGTTACACTTTCTTCACCTAATGATAAATTTAATTGTAAACCAATTCCATTAACAATAACACTTACATCTATAGTTTCATCACCTTGAGTAATATTTAATTGTTGACCTGTTACATCAACTTGTGCACTTCCTATTGCAGTTACAGAATTTAAAGAAATATTTAATTGTTGACCAGTAACTGGAACTTCAGCTAATCCAAAAGCTTGGACATCACCTACAGATAAATTTAATTGTAAACCAGTTAATGCAACTTCATTATCAATTGCAATATTTACTGATGATAAAGATAATGGAATATTATTTGATCCACCGTAAGATCCATAACTCCAGGTTTGTTTACCCCAAGCTACATCTAATGGATTATTTACTTCAACAAGTGTTCCTTGGTTTCCCCAGGCACCTTCACCCCAGCTAAATATTCCCCAACTTGCCATAATAGGTAACTCCTATTATGCGTTGCCGATTCTTAGAATAGCTGCCGCTGTTGTGTCTGCTGGAAATTGAATTGTGAAAGTTCCAGATGTTGCTGACTTATCACTTCCAAAATCTAATACACATACTGCCGCATTTGTGTTTGATGTATTATAAATCAAAGCTCCTGCTGCAGTTAAAGTAACGCCTGTAAAAGATATATCTGCAAAATCTATGAATGCAACGCCACTAGAAACAAGAGGAGATACGTTTGATAAAACTCCACCACCTGTTACATATTGACCAGTGTTAGCAACTTCATTTGTTGAAGTGTAAACTGTTGTTGCTGAACTTAAAGTTGCTGCAGAAGTGTAAAGAGCAAGTTTAAAAACATCCCCTGTCGTAGCGGTAAAATTGTGTCCACCTTGAAGTAGTTGTTGTTTAAACGTATTTGCAACTGCTTGTGTTATAGCCATATTAACTCCTAATTATATTATCCTTGTTTTTGAATCTGAGGTGAACCTTCTTGGTATTCATCTCTTCTTCTTCTTCCCATTTGTTCAATAGAGAATCCTTGTAGCATACTTTGATACTTTTGTTCGTAAAATTGTATCATGTCTGCCGGACCCTTTAAAAAACCATACGCCTCAACAAGGCAAGCATATAATAAACCAGAGGGAAACTGCTGACTTAAATATGTTGTCGTATTACTAACAGATAATCCTGCTGGCTTCAAGGTATAATTTAATTGCATCGTATATGTCAAGTCTG